ATCATTATAACTGGTGGTTGCCAGCCATTCTTCGAATCCCATAATTGTGACTCTATTAACACGTTGTTGTAGAAAGTTTCGAACAAACAATTCGAATTTCTTTAACTTCGCCATGTTTATGTCTGGAACCTTCCGCAAAACACGCTTACGGAAAGCCCATTCAACAACTTGGGGATCATTTGAATCCATACACAACGGTGCGACTCCTGGCACAAACCCATACCTCAATCTCCTATACATTTTGCGGCGACGCCTACGAATATTTGGCTTCTTTACATATTCACAAGAGTCGGGCTCAGCGATGGCGATTTCATACATACGAGCCCCTTCTGCATAAATTTTTACAGACGAGGATCTAAGCCAACGGCCTAATTGCCGTGTGGCCATCTGAAACACGCCGCCGCATCCCCAAAATACGTACCACGCTTCAAAATGGTCATAGCAACTTGTTCACTACCTATGACAAGTTCATACCAACTATGATCAGGGATTGGCAAACATGCCAACCTTAAAACTTTTTGACGTATTCCTTTTGAGACCATACTCATGTCTGGTACCCGTTCAAACTCAGCAACTAATGAAGAAACTAAGTGTGGTATATAGTTCACAGTGACAATTTTGCCACGTGACCTGAACCAAACACGCGAAAACCACAGACTCAAAAGAAACGGCGTGGTGATAGCTCCGACCCAAGCTAATGGAGTTAAGACAGCAATCAACGACATGGTCATCAAAACTAGCCATATCGTGATTGCTCTCTTACAGACAGCAGCACCCAGATCTCCAAACACATATGACAACTTCACTGCATACATGTCTTGTTTGATCTCCGGGACATTTCTCATCTGAGCTAAACGACGCTCAGTGTCATACTCCAATGTGCCCTCAGTTTTAACGATTTCATCCTTTTCAACAAAGGGTATACCTAACAATCTAAATAGATCAACTGAACGCACCAGTCCGAAATGTGGTAAACGGATAGACAAATCTTGTTTTATTAATGGAACGTTTGCTGCATCGCAAATCACACGTTTCATTAATTTTGGATTCATTTGTATTCCATCTAATGTGGCAACAAATTTGTCGGACTTGCTTGTTTCTGAACCATCAGGAGATGGTTGTATGGGTATAGGTTGTAGCAATGGTTCCATCCTCTCTTCGAAGACGGGGATTGCAATATCGGGTTTGGGTGTGTTATTGACAAGAGAGGGAATTTCTTCAAAATGTGGATGAAACCCACGTCCTTTACCTCCTTTCTTGAACAACAACTTAACACCACAGAATTTGCACAGCTTTGTCCTTTGGTTCACTACTTCTTGCAAATTCTTACCCATAGCCCGGCCTTGATAAACACAATCAAATTTCTCAATATAGCCCGGGTTGCTCTCCACATCACCACAAATCGTCAAGTCCACCTTTATTTTTGTATTTTTGTTGGTTTTCTTATTCCAAGGTTGCCTTGGTTTGTGACTTGACGCGTGCTTCCTGGCGAGGTCAGGAAGAGAATGCTTAACACCTGAAGACATGCTTTTAACACGAGCCTTATTAGCCAATTTCTCAGGTGACAAACAATCACTCTTCTTTCCTTTCCAACCACGTAAACGAAAACGTTTTTCATCTGCGTTCTCAGTTCGTCTACGTGTGCGAGAAACACCCTCCGTACCAGGTCGGACGGCCCTGGCGACAGGTTCTTTAAAGACAAACCTGCCCTTCTTCTTACTACTCACACCAGAGTACATGCGCCCTATGAGCACATGCCCATCAGCTGAAATGGCATAACCATTTCGCCTTTGCACAGGGGTAAGGTGACCATCCTGGAAGGTTTGGGTGATAGTCATATCATCACCCGTCCGATTAACGGCTCTAGAGGCATCTTGGCATTCGAAATGCGGAATAATACTTTTGTCGGCCAAGTTTAGGGACTTCACTTCTCCCCTCAGCGTCATTAAAGTAAACTCTACGCAAATGGAATCCAAGTTCTGACAGATGTCTTGTGACACCCTACTCTTAATCTTTTTGCTGGAATAGCTACCCCTTAAATTCCCTTCCATGAGTCGGGATCTTAGCCGAAGCTGACCATGTCTGACGGGCACGGCCGGATATAAAGGTTC